GTGGTTGGACTTGATCGTCTACATGGTGCTGAAGCGCCGTTAGACCCTCGGGAGCCTCGGAACTATGAATCTTATTCTTTCTTGTGTCCGAATCGTTTGATACGTGAAGGTCTTATATATGGATGTGATATTCAGAAGGGTGAAATTACGGAGGATGTAATTTATTCTAGGTTGCATGATTATGATTCTAGGGTGATTGTTAACGGTGTTGCGGTGAAAAAACCGCGTTCTTTGTCTCCGTTTGATTTGAAGAAACTCGCGCATGTTTTGTATGTGATTTGTTTTGAACGGCGGTTGGAAGATGCAATGGTTTCGGAGTTTCTTCGTATGAATTTGAAACAGTTGGATGAGTTAGTGTCGTCTTCTTTTTTGTCGGTGGCGGTTCGGGGTGTTTTTTGGGGTACACTTTCTGAGGGTGCATCGTATATTGATAGGATCGTGACTAAGGGCGCTCGTCAGTATTTGTTGGAGAACAGCGAGCAGTATCCGTTGTTTCCGAACATTGCTCCTTGCGAGAGATATGTTATGTATGGAGATGTCCTTGAGGTTACTCTTTCGACTCTTCAATCTTCGCAGGTTGGTTTTTTACGGTCTTGTGGAAAGGAGGAGGTTTTGCGAAACCTTGTGGATCCGAAGAGTTTTTATTCGGTGCTTTTGGCTAAAAAGGAGATGTTGATTGAGGCTGGTCATCTTTCAGAGGAATTTCTTGATGACTTCTCTGGGTATTTGTCGAAGCTTCCGGTTTCACCGGGTTTGTCTTCGACATATACTGATGATACGATGGTTGCCGATGTTATTAATCTTTGGGGTAAGCTTGAGTATCTTGATGGTCCGGTGCTTGGTGCGATGGTTGCGCCTTCTTATGCATCGGGTGCGTTTGTAACTGTCCCGGATCCGTCTGAGCGTGCCTCTGATTTGTGTTGTGAGCGTGAACGCTCGAAGAACTTTAAAATGACTACGGGGTTGCAGGAGGACTTATACGAACGTATTATGCGGGATACTGATGGTGCTTTAGTTGATGACTTGCGGGATGTACGTGTGGATTTCGTTGACGGTGCTCGGTATTTTCCTTTGCTTACACCTACGCAGAAGATACGTGGTGTGTTGCCGGTGCTTCAGGATGGTTATGATAAGATTTTTCCGGGTACTGCTTTGGATGTTCGGTATTATGATTCTGAGAATGTAGCGTTAAGTGATTTGGAGATGAATTTTTCTGTTTCGAAGATGCGAATAACTACTTCTAAGATAATGCCACCGAAGGATGCGACTTTCTTTGAGCCGAAGGTTCGTACTATGGTTAGTAGGAACCGTCCGCGTGAGGTCAAGGAGGAAATTATTGCGCTTGCGAAGCGGAACATGGATACTCCTCAGATTAGTCAGTCGACTCAGTTTATAACCACTGCTAATCGTGTTTTTAAGAAGTTTTTTGAAAAGTTTTGTGTTCCGAATTATCGCGATTTGTTGCGTGACTTTCAGGCAAATCCGGTTCGTATTAATTCTACGAACGCTGCGGAGTATGTTACGTCTCTCACTCCTGACAAACTTAAGAAGTTTGGTTCTAGTTCTTTTATGTATTCGGATGTGGATGTCTCGAGGTATCAGGCCTTTATTCGTCCAGCCGTTAAACCGAAGTGTGAGCGTGCGGCGGAACATGAGTATGCTGCTCTGCAGACGGTTATCTATCATGACAAGAGTGTCAATGGTGCTTATGGCGGGATTTTTCGGGAAATCTTTCGTCGTTTGGAGATGATCCTTGGTCCGAAGGTGGCAATTTTTGCTAAGAAAGATCCGGAAGAGCTCAAACAGTTTTTGAATAAGAACTGTTCGTACAATACTCGACGGTATTTTGTGGAGAATGATTTTTCGAAGTATGATAAATCTCAACAGGAGTTTTGTTTGATGCTTGAGTGGGCTTTTTATGAATTACTTGGTTTTGGTTTGGAAGAGTTGGAGATGTGGCGACGTGGTAATATGGATTCTTCGGTGATTGATATGTCTTTGGGGCTTGCCTTTTATTTGATGTGGCAACGCCGTTCTGGAGCTCAACCTACTTTGCTCGGTAACATTTTGGTGAACATGTTCTCTGTAGCGGATACGTATGATATTGAACCTGAGTTGATGGAGGCGGCTGCTTTTGTTGGAGATGATTCTATTATTACAATGTATAGACCTACGGAAATTTTGTTGGCGTCTCATCAGATGGCTGACGTGTTTAATCTTTCTGCGGGGGCTTATGAAGGCCCGGTCGGCTATTTTGCGTCTATGTATTTTGTTCAGACTGAAAATGGCGTGGATATGTTGTATGACCCAATAAAGGCTTTGGAAAAGCTTGGTGTTATGGATACAGCAGATGAAGAGAAACTTCGTGAGAAGTTTGTTTCTTTGTCTGAGAAATTACGTGGTTATGACAACGAGGTTAATCTTGAGGCGTTAGATTCTGCGGTTTGTCAACGGAAACAGCTGAGTTCTTCTATAATGCCGTTTTTACGGGCTTTGTATACTATTTCGGTAGATTATTCTGAGTTTCGTAGTTTGTATTCCGACAAACCTATTACGGTTCGTGGTTAGGTTTTTGAGTAAGAGGTTTTGTCCGGCCGAGAAACGGTTCCTCTTTTCTTTTCTTTTATGGTTTTATGCTTTTATGCGATTTCTTTTATTTATTTATCTATTTTATATTGTTAATGGATCCCAGTAAAATGCGG